TTGAAGGGATTGAAGGCAGGATACTCGGTAACGTCAAGGACAGGGACGGTGCAAAAATAAAAGAAGTACGAGCCATGATTACTCATCACGTAGCGGAAGGCTTAACACCCTACGGTGAGCCTGACACGATTGATTATTACACAACTGAGTATTTCCCCTCAGATAAGATTAGTAATGCCAACCTCAAAATTGAAACAAAGAATCAAGAGAGGATTCATAAGATTTTTGATGCAATTCGTAAGTTGAATAAGCACGGCGAACCGACTACCGAGTCAAAAATTCGGGAAATGACTGGCATGCAACTTACCGAGGTCAAGAACCTGATTTTTGATTTGATTAATGAAGGCAAAGTAGAAAAAATTCAGATTAGCAAGGATGAAGCACTGTCAAAAGGCTGGAAGTATAACCAAGTTGAATTGTTCCTTTTGAAGGGTGACTGGGAGTTTATTTAGTTTACTGGATAAAAACTAGATAGATGTATATGTTTATAGGCTTACCTCGTGTCTGGTTTTTGTCTGGTTTACTGGAAAAACTAGACGGGCAAGTCCAGAACATAATATCCTCTGTATGGGGGCATCAAGCCCCTACAGAGTATTAGGTTGAGTGTGTCTGGTTTATTTGGTTTCTTCTATAGGAAAACCAGACAGAAAAAACCAGATAGAAATTGGGTGTGTTTTTGGGGGTGGAAAATGGCAGAATATCAGTTTGAAAGTAATGACGGATCTGAGTGGACTGAGGAAGAAAAAGCAATGGCAATTGCTCATTATGAATTGATTGAGAATCTGGCTAATGAGAGATTTAGAAAAGCAAGGGAGGATTTGTTGATGAGGTTAATCTTTAAATCAAATGATGACGGTGTACCTTTACTGGGGGAGAAATAATGGAAATTACTTTGAGCGCTGCAGAATTGTTTCTACTTTTCTGGGCAATAGCTGCCTCGGTTTTTGCGGTCTGGCTTCAATTTGAGGTCAGGAAGGCAGTGGTCATGATGGTGATGACGATGGGCGTCCTGCGGGACGTTGCTGACGGAAAAGCAAGAGTGGAAATGAAGGGAAGTGAGTTGATTATTGAGCGCATTTTGCCTTTGCGTAAAAATGAGGGATAATTCTCACAAATCAATCTTTTAGGACTCGCGATGACTTCTGAAACAAAGAAGCCCAGTGGTGGGCAAAAAGGTAACACAAATCCACAGGTACGGGGTGCTTTTGCAGCCATGCTCCGCCGTAAGGTAACGCAGAACCCGAAGAAGCTCGAGGCAATTGTTGACAACCTGCTCACGCTAGCCGAGGCAGGAGAGGCATGGGCTGTTAAGGAACTCAGCGACCGACTAGACGGTAAAGCCATTGCTGCTGTTGAGATGTCAGGTCCTGACGGTGACCCAATTCAAGTAGAACAAGCAGGGACATTTGCTAAGGAGCTTATGGCAAAAATCCTCGCGGCTAAACAGAAAGAGGCAGACAATTGAGCAATGATAATTTTCACCCAGATGGGTTTGTCCCGATGCAGAATGCTTCAGTTGACGGATTTAACACTATGCCGAAGAACAAATTGATAGAGGACATCGCCGCGCTTGAGCGTGGGTTGGCGTTCATGCATGAATTGAAAGAAGAGAAAACAATCAAGACTAAGCCAATGTCGTTCACCGAGGCAGAAGAGTTGATTGCCGCGCATCAAGGATTGACTTTTACTGCAATCCGCGCTGTTGAGCGGTTTCACGGAATATCATGAGCACATGTTCTAATTGCGGGGGATTGATCCCGCTGCAAGGTTTGATGAATGGTGTTACCTTACCGTTCTGCAACTGCGTAAAGCCTGAACGCGCCCGAGACCCGATGCGTCCGATGTCCTTTGCTGATATTCAAGAGGTGTTTAACGTCCCTTTAACGGGAGAATGTGAAGACTCCGAGCGATTGCTCAAACTAGTACGTATGATTGAAAAGTTCCACGGCATCGGATGAACATTGCTGAGATTGTCAAGCGGGAACTCTCAAAACCCAATCCGCTAGACCACCTTCCCCCTGAGCACCGCGCGGCAGTTATGAAGCGCATGGCGTGGCTCGCAGTCGCAGGTAACCATCAAATAGAACCCGCAGGGGATTGGTGGTCAATCTGGCTGCTACTCGCGGGGCGCGGCGCAGGGAAGACCCGTACCGCAGCTGAGGAGTGCTGGTGGACAGCATGGGATCAGCCGAACATTCGTTACCTCGTCTCCGCGCCCACGTCTGCCGACGTTAGGGACACCTGCTTTGAGGGTGAGTCGGGAATCTTGAATGTGATACCGCATGAGATCATCGCGCCCAACGGTTATAAGTCATCGCTCAACGAATTGACCCTGATTAACGGCTCGCTCATCAAAGGCATTCCCGCTAGTGAGCCTGGAAGATTCCGCGGTCCACAGTTTCATCACGGATGGCTGGACGAGCTAGCAGCATGGGACTACCTTGATGAGTCGTGGGACATGATTCAGTTCGGTATGCGCCTCGGTAAGCATCCTAAGTTGATCTGCACGACCACTCCGAAGCCTAAGCCGCTCATTGTTGACCTTGTGGCTCGTGACGGTGATGACGTCGCTTACGTCTCAGCCTCAACGTATGACAACATCGATAACCTCGCACCGACGTTCAAGAAGCAGATCCTCCAATACGAAGGCACAACCCTCGGACGTCAAGAGCTATACGCCGAGTTGATTGACCCTGAGGAGTCAGGCATCATCAAACGTCAGTGGTTCAAACTTTGGCCAGCTGGGAGACCACTCCCTCAGTTTCAGTATGTGGTGCAGAGTTACGACTGCGCTACGAGCGACAAGACTATCAACGACCCGACTGCCTGCGTTGTGCTCGGCATCTTCAAACCCAGCCCAGACAAGCCGATGTCCGCCATGGTCATTGACTGCTGGACCGAGCATCTTCAGTATCCCGACTTGAGACCGCGCGTCGTTGAGGAGTATGGCTCAATCTACGGTGATGAGGACGAGTGGGGTAACGGGAAGAAAGTGGACCTCGTTTTGATTGAGGATAAGTCCGCGGGCATCGCCCTTATTCAAGATTTACAGAGGGCTGGGCTGCCAGTGCGTGCTTACAATCCAGGACAAGCCGACAAGACCACAAGGCTCAACATCGTTTCACCAATCATCGCTCGTGGCTTGGTCTACCTGCCTGAAAGTGAGAGTAAGCCGAAGGTGCACAGGACTTGGTGTGATCCGCTCGTCAATCAGCTCTGCGCATTCCCCGAGGTACGGCATGATGACCTCGTTGATGCTACCAGTCAAGCTCTGCGCTACCTACGGGACGCTGGATTCCTGACTACGGATTACATTCCCGACAACTCCGACGACTACATTGATGACACGCAACCGCGCAGAATCAACCCGTATGCCGTTTGATGAGCTATAATTTGCAGAAATCCCTTTAGGTCAATCGCATGGCTAATGATCCATTCTCATCAGTAAACGTCACAGGCATAACTGACGCCCAACTCGCAGCAATGCAGAAAGCTGGGGAATTAGCGGGTCAAAGCGGCTTAGGAGTTCAAGCCCCCAGCGTTGATGAGATGCAATACGCTACTCAAGTAGCTTCTCCTCAGTATCAAACCAATTACCCTACTCCCGCGCCCAGCCCTTCAGTTTTGGATTCATTACCGACTCTTGATGAGGCTGCTAATTACCTCGCTAACCTTCCCGTTCAAGCGCAACGCCTGTTGACCAATCCCGCCGCATTTACAGAGATGCTAACGGGTAAAAACCCATTACCTGAGCAAACTGGCTTTGCAGCTTCCGCTACTGGCTTGCCCGCTCAGAACCCGAACTCATTGTTCACTCCTGCGGGCATGGCGTACAATACAGGTTACGAATCTGGCGAGCCTGTTTCAATCGCGGCGATGGGCACTCCTGCCCTCGCGCCCGCTGGTCGCTTCCTCGGGAACGCCGCTGGCGAGCGTATTATGGCGGGTAAGCCGTTAATCCCAGGAACCAATACCGACTTCTTGAATCCGCAGATCATGTCTGCCGTCAAGAACAAAGGCGGGAACTGGGCGCAGTCAGATATGCCTCGTCTTGATTCACTTAAGTATCCGATTCAAAACGTCGGTAACGGTACATTTGACTTTGTACGCGACAATGTGAACCCAGCTAAGGTTGCTGAACATCTTGAACAGTTGAAGCAGGTTGGCTATAGTCCTGAGCAAATTAAACACGTTGAGAATGAAATCGCACTCAACAAGTGGGTAGACACAAAAATCAAACCTTACGTACGCAACGAACTTGCTACCCCGAATGATCCCGTGCTGGCGTTGCATGAACAAGGTATCAGTCACATACCTGACATTGGCACTCAAGATTTTGAACCGATCTTCTGGCTCAAAGAGCAAAGACAAAAGGCGGGTATGCCTGCTTCTGGCTTTGCAAAAACCCCAGCGGGTAAAGACTGGGAGAACCGAGCAGACCAAGCAATTCAAAGTAAGAGTGCTGGCATGCACATCAAACAAGGTGAGAGCGCCAGCGCATACGACACTGCTAAGCGCACATTGATGAACAATCCTTGGATTAGGAATGTTCCACCTGAGACTCCAATCCATCATATCAGTTCGAACGTTGACCGTCTTGGGTTTGAGCATTTAACCGATGAACTCAAAAACGCAATTAGTCATAACTCTGACCTGCCTGAGCATTTACGCATCAAGCCCGAAGCACTAGACAAGATGACCGTGCCGCATGCCGTCAAGCATGTAGCAAAGATCAATAAGTATCGCGCTGAACAGATGGAGAAAGCTGCAAAAGATACACTCAAAGACTTCCCAATCGTGCATGAAGGTGGTAACGGATACAACATACATGAGTTGAAGCTGCCTGAAGTTGGACCTGAATACAAGTTTGAGAAGATTGAGGGTAACAAGAATCATTACTGGAAGATCACAGACCCCGAGGGTAATGTCCATGCCGCCACAGGCACAACCGAAGAGAATGCTCGCCGCCAGTTTGCAAACTCTACTACGGGCGGCAACTTTGATAAGCTAGACAAAGCTCTCAAGAACGAAGGTGAGCAGATGGGTCACTGCGTCGGCGGTTATACCGACTCCGTGGCTGATGGTAGCTCCCGCATCTTCTCATTACGTGATGACAAAGGTGGAGCGCACGCTACTGTTGAAGCCAAGCCGAAGATTTTAGATTACAATCCTAAGCATATCCCGCAAG